ATTCATGAAGCTGTTGAGGCGTCAGGTCTTTGGAGCTGGAAGCATCGAATTTCATTTCCAAAATGAAGCGATAGGTTTGATCGGTGAATTCCGGCAAGGTCTGCATCAACTGCTTCTTGGCCACCTGGACCTTGACCATCAGTTGTTTCTGGAGCGCCGGGTGAGCTTTTTCCGCGATGGCGGCGCTTTCGGTTTTTTTGACTCTCGCCTTGATCGCGGCCTTCTTTACCGGTTTGGCATTGCGTTGCTGAATAGCGGCAGCGGTTTCTTCCGCTACAGGAAACGAAAGAATGGCCGCACTTGCCGGGGAAACGGCGGCGGGAGCGAGCTTGACACCTTTTGATTGCAGATAGGCCTTATACTGCCCGCTTAACTGGTCCTCTTTCATGCCCTCCAAAATTTTGTTCAGGGCACTATCCGGAAGTTCCCACCAGGAAGCAGGAACTTTCGTTTCGGGATTTTCCCAGGGGAGCGGTACAAGGTCGCGCTCCACGTCAATCCCTTCGTTTTTTGCACATCTGTCGATTTCTTGGCGGACTCGCCACTGATGCGGCGGGTACTGCGTTGGGAATTTCAGGATGATGGACATACGCGCCTCCTGTGATTTTTGGCCACATACGGAATTGTGGCGTAAAGGCGTTTACGGGGCCGGGAAGGCTTCTTGACGCATCGCACTTCCCCAGATGCCACTTGCGTTGAATCTACCCCGTTTACAGGGTGTTTACAGAGCGTGTCGGCATCATGTTTCGATGGCGGATTCAATCGCTTGCTTAAAATTTCCATTATAAACTGTCGCGGGGAGGCCTGTTGCTCGCTGGGAGATTTGACCGCGTTGGAATCACGAACGGTATCCGCCAATGTCATCAGGTCGCGCTGGACAGCCCAAAAAATCAGCTGCGCACCGGACAAAGCCGGGCCTTCTACAGGCAAATCTCGACAGAGACAAAAGGTGGAACAAAGCAAGTCTATTACATCATGAAGTTCATCAAGGCGGTCCGCAGTGTTGTCCGTAGTACAAAGTTTCATTGTTTACCTTGCTCCTTGTGGCCGTCAGAAGTTCCTGCTTTTAAATGGACACAGCCTTTGCGGCAGGCCCGGTAAGTTTGTACTCGGACAGGATCATGCACATTCAGAGGAGAGGCCTGCACCGACAGGCACCGCTGACGGCAAATGTGCCCCAAAACAGGGCACTGCACCGCGCCCAGTGACAACTTGGAGCGAACGACTCTTTCCACGCCTGCAAGCGGACGGGGAGTGTATTTATTGTTCACCAGCAAACTGATCGTTGCTGGGGAAAGACCGGTAGCCGCGCCGGTTTTCCGCAAGCTGGTCCGGTCGCACTCTTCGGCCAGCGCTTCAACCCAATCCGGCATGGCGTCTCCCCAAGCCGCGCGGGCGCGTTGCAGGCAAACGTTCGGTGCGGGCGTCATTCGTCATCCCTCCCGGTTTGCGGCCCCTCATACACAACAGCACCGATATTCGGATCGAACAGTTTTTTGACCCTGAGGATTTGCGGAGCCTTCGCGCCCGTGAATTTCGCGGGAATCATCCGCCAGTACCCGGGCGCGGAAGGCTTGAGGTACCCGCCGCGCATGAGCCAAAGGCAATACGTTTGGGCTTCGGCCAGCGCGATGGGCGCGTCCGGCAAGCTTGCGGCTTCGACCAACTCGCCGTCCGTAAACACTTTGAGAACCTGCATCACGTTCCACATGCGGGTCCGTCCGCTGGGGGGCAACATGGTGCCGTCCTTTCTGACGCGAGGCGCATCAACGCCCGTATCCCGCATCAGCTTATACCGCGCATGTTCCGCAACCTTGCCGCCGGGGTTGAGGCGTTCCACAAATCCCGCCCTGGTGAGGCCTTTCAGGTAGTCCTGAATTTTGCCCTTGCCGCACTTGGAGATAAGTGCCACTTCCAGTTGAGAGAATTCCCGCAGATGCCGCATAGCAGCCCAAATGATTTCCCGATCCGTGGGAGCCTTGGCGGACAACGCCAGCGGAACGGTGATTTTCTTTTTGCGCGTAGTCATATGGGAATTCTCCTGGCGGGAGCTTCGCCGGTGTACAGATCGCGCCCGGCCCAACCGGCCAAATCCATCTCCTTGAGGCCGTTTGACAAGGCGACTTGCTGAATATTGGCCAAATTGACGCAGATACGGCGTACGGAGCCTCTGCTTTCTCTATGCACCAGATCAAGCAAATCGTCGGCTATGTCCACTTTGGTAGCGTACTTTTGCCGCAATGCGACCGCGTCTCCATAGCTTGCCGGTGCTGCTGGAATCCAGGTCAGAAACCGCCCATGAAAGCGTTCCCACCGCTTCAAATTACCCGGAAGATTTTCCTCGCCGATAAGGACTATGGTAGCCTGCGAGGTTTCGTACAGGTCGCGTACCATTTCAATGATCCCTCTGTTTACAAGGTGATCTGCCTCATCAATGATCAGGGGCCTGCCGGAATTTATGAGTTGTGTTGCGATTTGCTCATTCATCTCGTAAATGGTCTTGGCCGGGGTTATGCCCATGCTTTTGAGGATGGACAGAAGCAAGGCCTTACGTGTCCAACTGGACTGCGCCTGGACATAGTAAGAGTCCAGGTGGGTCACCGCCACGGCGGCGGCGGAAGATTTGCCGTAGCCGGAAGGGCCGTTAAACCCGACAAAACCCGGAAGATGATGCTCTCTGTTCATAGCCCGCTCCACAGCGGTCAGGAACGTAGACACGTTAAAGAGCATGGCCTTGTTGCCCAGGTTGACTTTTCTGTCTTCTTGCGACATAAATGCGACTCCGATTCTATGGTTTATGCGCTCAGTGCGCCTGAACGTCCGTTTCCGACAAAGCGGACGTTTTTGCTTTGATTGCCAAAGTTTTTTCAGGATCAATATCCCAGTTCAGAAGAAGGGTGCGCAAAACCCTGTTGTGCTTGCCCTGGCGTTCCATCCATTCCAGTTTATCCCCCGATACGGTCTGGCCCTTTTGCAGTTCCCCGTACAAACGCATCCAGAGATCCGCGATTTCATGATCAACTGTGGGGGGGATAAAAGTGTCCAGCGGTTCAAAACAGCTCATGGCAGCGGCGTGCTCTTCCGGGGTTGGCGGGACAAAGTCGCCAGTGCGGACACGGGCGGCTTGTTCGAGGTGCCGTGTTGTATGGGCGATGGTTTCATGCGCCGATGTTGGTGCGGCCTTGGAAGCCTTGCGAACGGCGGTTTCAATAATTTCTTTGCCAATATCCTTAACGTCAGCTCGCTTCGCGGCACTACGCAGCCCGCGTTTTTGAGCGGCCATATCAGCCTTCTGTTTACGCGCTGACGCAACCGCGACATTGCGGATTTCTTCGGCGGACCAACCCAGCCAGCCGGGATGTTCGGCTTTACCCAGGTATTCACTGCCTTCCGGGTCAAACAGGTAAGCAATGCCAAGGTTGGCGTCATCAAGACGCACAAGCACGCGACGCCCAACAAGTGTGGCAAGGTCGGTGCCGATATAGTAGCCCTTGACTGTCAATCCGTGCTGTTTACTGGTTATACTGATGCCCTTTTTGTTCACTGTACGCAGCCCGTTGCCGCCAGGGCAGGGAAGGAGAAGAATATCAAGCGCCCGTTCGTCTTCAATGCGCCGTATCGGGCCGTTATACGCGGCGGCTTTTTCATTGGGTGTCATGCCGTCCAGGCCCGAATGGGGTTCATTGCCGTAAACATATTCCGCCCATTGATCCAAAAGTTCTTGGAGTTCTTCCGGGCTGAGGTTGATTTCAACCACTTCACCCGGCGTCATGAGCTTTTTGTACAAGCGTTCGGCAAAGCTCCTGCGTGCTTCGATATCCTTGCGGTCAGCAACGCTGTGGCCGACATAGCCCGGCATGATTTCAGCGTGTGAATGCAGGAATGTCTTGAAAGCGCGTTCTACGAACGGCTTCTTTTCCGGCGAGAACGGCGGGCAAAGCTCGTGGAGAATGTCGGTGGCCGCACAAAAGCGATCCAGGTGGGCATTTTTGTAATCAGAGCCGTTGTCTGTTTTCCAAGTGCCCGGTACGCCCCATTTAAGGATGCTCTTTTTTAGGCCACTGGCCACAGCGGCAGCGGAAGAGGTACGGGAAACGTGAAAAACCATACGACGAGTATGGACATCCACAGTCAGGTTTAACGTGTGCCGTCTGCTGTCATTGAGCATCAGATCGCACTTGGTGCCGTCCGACTGCCATTCCTGGTTGAGGTAGTGAATATGCGCCGCCGCATCGCCAAAAGCGACTTTGTGTTTGCTTTTAGATGCATCCGGGTTCTTGTGCGCCAAGAAAAGCGCGGCGTTGTTTTCTTTCCAGGTTTCCAGCCAACCCTGGATGCGGCGAAGACAGGGAAGCTTGATGGAAAGGTCTTCTTCCTTGCGCCTGCGTTTTCTGTGGCATTGAGGAATATCGCCAGCGGTAGCCGCCGCCACGTTCCTCACGCGTTACACTTGCCCAACCTTCCCGTTTTGCGCGCTCAATGACACACTTGGACGTAATACCGAGTAGGGCTGATAGCTCTTTCGTGCTGTAAAATTCATTAAGTGTTGACATTCAGCCCTATCCCCACATGCCTATGCCGTCATGGCATCAGTTTTAGAGGTTCGCGGATCGAAAAGAAGCTCCTCATTGACGCCGATTTCACGGAGCTTACAAATGACTCGCTCGCTGTGCGTAAATCCGTTGATGGTCTTTGAAACGGCTTGAGAACTGATGCCAAGTTCGGCGGCAAGAGCTTTCCTTGTATATCCGTGTATACGCATCTGATGTACGATCAGGTGGCTGACACTTGCTCTTTGATAGCCGAGGTTCCGGCGTATTTCGGGAGTCATAACTTTGCCTCCAATGATTTTTTACGCTTATTCGCTTGACGAAGGGCAGCGCATGTTTCGCCATATTCAAGATATTCCAGCTTATTTGCTGGAATTACGGTAAGCCCCATCGCCTTTAAAAGTGGTTGAAAAGGGCTACTGTCGCCTGTTGCAATGCAGAAACACACAACTGCTTCAAGACTTGGCATATGTGCCCGATCCGAAGGTTGGAGCCACTTATTGAGCACGTCCAGACTTATGGTCTTGCCACCGCCCTGACTCAGTGACAGCGCTTCGCGCTGGGCCACCTCATTGATTCGATCAATGAGTTTTTTCCGGCCCTCCGAATCCCTGGCGGCAATGCTGTTCATGCGCGCCCTTATCGCAGGCATCAGACCAGCCAGTCCGCGCGATTCATCGCGCGTTTCGGCG